AGCTATTTATATTGCTATCTTTTGGGGTGTTATGTTTTACTTTGCTTACAATGTATTTTTAGTTTAATGCCCGGGAGTTATACACATTATGTCTTATAAATTTTGGTTTTATGCTTTACTTATCATATTAATAATGATAGTAATATTTTAAAGGAGAAATAGAAATGACGAAAGAAGTAACGACTACAAACGATCCAAGAAACGAAAAACCGACTTCAGTCAGTAATGTGGACATTAGTTCAGTTATTAATGAAGTAATTGAATACACCAAAGATCAAGCAACAATAACAGACATCAAGTCTGCTATTGCTTCAGTTCCAAAAGCTAACAGCATGGATTGGAAGCTAGTAAGTGGTGTTATTATGAATAGCCTTGTTGAATGGGTTGTTGAAAACAAAGACAATGATAATACTAAATCATTAGAGTTAATTCAGCACTTGCAAAAGGACATTGGTTATTTACTTAAGAGATTGGGTTTAGCTCAATAGAGTTCTCCTAGTTGATATCAACGATCAAAGGGCTACATCAAGGAGTAGCCCTTTTTTTGTGCCCAGGTACAAGATGTAGTGGGTCGAAGCATACTAGATGTAGTGGTGTTGCATAAATACAACACAAGTCGCGCGCCCGGGTGTTTATGCGGCTCGTAAACTCGCCGCCCGGTCTGGAAGCTCCAAGCTCCGACCCCTATCCCCCCCCTTTTTCAATAAGCATGCTTTGAAAAATCTAAAGGTGAGTTTGAGAGTGACAATTACGTGTAAAAACGTTATAAAGGGACTCCAGGGAGAAAAATTTTTAAAAAATGCAAAACATTTCTAAATTGGAAAGTTTGGACACCCAAACTTTGAAATATATCCTTAAAAACGCAATATTAGATAAGCAGGAAGCAACACAAAAGGACTTTTTGACCTTTGTAAAGTCCGTTTGGCCCGATTTTATCGAGGGATATCACCACAGAATCTATGCTGAGAAGCTGAACCGCGTTGCAAATGGCGAATTGAAGCGGTTAATCGTAAACATGCCGCCAAGGCACACAAAATCGGAGTTCGCGTCACATTTGTTCCCCGCATTTTTCATGGGTAGACACCCAAAGGCAAAGCTGATACAAACAACACACACCGGAGAGCTATCAATTCGCTTCGGTCGCAAGACAAAGAACTTATTGGAGTCGGATGAATATGCTAAAGTCTTTCCTGGTGTCCATTTGGCGGCGGATTCTAAGGCTGCTGGGCGTTGGGAGTCGAATCATGGCGGGGAGTATTTTGCTGCTGGTGTCGGGGGCGCTATTACTGGCCGTGGTGCCGATTTGCTGGTTATTGATGATCCTCACTCAGAACAGGATGCTCTGTCTCCTACTGTGCTGGACGGTCATTATGAGTGGTATACTTCTGGTCCTCGCCAGCGTCTTCAACCTGGCGGTGCCATAGTCCTTGTAATGACAAGATGGTCCGTAAAGGACCTAACAGGACGGCTTTTGGTGGAACAGGGCAAGGAAGCGATGGCTGACCAGTGGGAAATCGTCGAATTTCCGGCTATTTTGAACGAAAAGCCAATGTGGGGAAATTTTTGGGACATGGACAACCTGAATAAGGTAAAAGCGTCCATTCCGCTCACAAAATGGAACGCGCAGTGGATGCAGAACCCAACTTCCGAGGAAGGAGCCCTAATTAAGCGTGAATGGTGGAAAAAATGGGAAAAAGACGATATTCCTGAATTGAAATACATAATTCAGTCCTATGACACGGCGTATTCGAAAAAAGAGACGGCCGATTTCTCGGCAATCACGACATGGGGCGTATTTTCGCCGTCGGAGGACGACCGGGAGTCCCTTATACTCCTTGACGCAAAAAGGGGGCGATGGAACTTTCCTGAGCTGAAAAAGAAGGCGATGGAGGAGTACAAGTACTGGGAGCCGGAGATGATATTGATAGAGGCGAAGGCATCCGGCCTTCCGTTAACTCATGAGTTGCAAAAGGCAGGAATACCTGTTATAAATTACACACCCTCAAGAGGCAACGATAAGCACTCGAGGGTAAACAGCGTAGCCCCGCTCTTTGAGTCGGGGGCGATATGGGCGCCCAATAAAAAATTCGCTGAGGAAGTGATCGAGGAATGCGCGGCCTTCCCCTTCGGAGACAATGATGACTACGTGGATTCTACCACGCAGGCGTTGATGCGTTATCGTCAAGGATACTATGTTTCCTTGAAAGATGACTTCAAGGATGATAAGACTGAACACGCGCAACTGGGGAGAGAATACTACTGATGGGCATAGAAGAGTATAGCAAAAAAAAATATAAGGAAAGATCAAAACCGGAGTTTGGTGATGCAATATGGGGAGTTCCTGGCAGCGGAATAGTGTCCCTGGCCAGTGGAATTAAGGATTATGTCTCAGACAGATTTTTTAAGGAAAAACCTGAACGTGTGGGTGTAGACTTATATAGCCAAAGTAATAAAGATAGAAATTATATTAGCCCAACGATGAATGTCATCGAGTCAATTTATCCAGAAGCTAGCCGTTGGCTAGATCCAGTAAATGAAGCGATTGTTAATTGGGGAACAGAAACAGTTCCTGAATCTTTTAAGAAATGGCACAGATCATATGAGACAGGAACTCCCGTTGCTGGTGACACTGAACGTGACTGGAAACGACAAATAGGTGACATGTGGAAAGTTCCAGTCAATACCTTGGGGTATGTGGCACAGGGTATTCAGGAGGCAGCTCGCTCAATTCCAAGATTAGCTGGGCTGGACGTAGAAACAGAAGCATTATGGGACTATGATGATCCAGACAGAAAGGCAAAGCACGCATCATGGTACAATCCAATGGGAATACATTTTGATCCGTCAGAACATTCCGGAACGGGTGCGACGGGGTATTACCTTGACTATCTAACTCAGGGATGGTGGCCGGGCTACAATGAAAACCCATTGCGCGATCCAAAATTAAGCGACGATATCCTTAATAAGTGGATTGACAAAGGATGGGACTGGGAAGAAGGGCATATCAGTGACCTCATGACACAAGCCGCTGAGGAAGATCTGTGGAAAAAATCAGAAAAAGAATTGGACAAAGAAAAATGGGAAATGGACAATCCGCAAGGGAACAGGACATATGAGCAGTGGAATAAAGCATACGCTGATGACGTAGCAAATATATTTACAGACAAAGTCAGTGATAGATATGGGGAGCAGGTAAGTGAATATGTCATGAAGGAGTATGAGCGTGAAATGATGGACGAGTACGGATTCCACATGTCGCCTGATGTAATGACTGGATTTGGAATTCCATACAGTGATGAATTTTCATTCGGCGCCTACGACCCCCTTGTTGAATTACTTGTAAACTGGGAGGATCGTGGGTTGCTTAAATATTCCGATCCGGAGAACGCAGGATTTCTGCATGGGCTTGATACAATAGGGGATGCAATTGCAACTATGGGACTTCCAGCTGCAGCTAGATATTCATTAAAAAATTCACCTAAAATGTTGAACTACATGAGCCAAATTTCACCGTCATTAATAGGCCAAGGAGCTAAGAATATAAACCTTACCAGAAAACTAGGAGGGCAGTATTTCGTGCCGCCTGCTGGCCTGGAACTTCTTGATCAATATTTACGGATGCGCCAGGAAGGTCCGTAGATGGTAGTTAAAAAAGCAGCAGAGTTAACTTTAAAACAGCTATCTAAATTAGGGAGAACACAAAAGAACAAGAGACCTAATGATGTTGCTGTTAGAGTGTCGCGTGATGAAACAGGCGCTAGGCCTATGCGTTATTTTGACAGGGATTCACCCCATGTAAAAATAAAGAAACATAAAGGGGTTAATAAATATGTAGCAAATACAGTACCAAAGCCAAAAGGAACACATTATTATGTTGGAAACGTCAAAGTTCCTAGAGAACACACAGAGCATATCCCCGGCCGTAAACGTAGAACAATTAAAGACGAATATAAGCCTCTTTATACCGATTACTATGCGCGTCAATTGATAGATATTCCCATTATAAAGAACTTGTATTCAAAATATGGTGATTATGAATTCATGGGTAGGCCCATGGGAATGGACAGGCTTACTAACCCATTGTTGGCACGGCTAATTAACAAGGAAAGAACTAAGAAAGGGTATGGGCCTATTTCAGTAGCTACACAACCAAGTGGAACTCTGTCAGGAACTATTAAAGCAGCTGTTCCAGATTTTCCATTAAGAACAAACTTAAATAGATATCCACTGACTAGAGGCAGGGTAAAAAAAGAAATTGATGTTGAAAATTATTTAAAGGAAATAGACCCAGTAACCAAACAGCCCAGGTATCTAACCACTCACACGCGCGACATGGCGAAGGATCCAAGATTTTCTAGTCTCAGCCCTCAAGGTATTCCGTCAGTTAATGAGGCGATAATTAGTCGTATAAGAAAAGCCCACAATCCCCCTTTGGAAAAGACAATCAGCCGTTATGGCACTCCAAAGGGAACCGATATAACTACATCAAGCGTCTCCCCCACTGGGAGGCTAAGACAAGCAGTGGATCATTTTACCCAAGCTAAGAGCAGGCAAAGTCAAAAATTTACCTTAATAAAATCAAGAAGGAAGAAAAGGGAACAACAGCTAAATAATATTGTTTTAAGTAACCTAACCCCTGAATTAAAGAAGACGGCGGAGGGTCTTTTAAAGCATGGAAGGACGTTCATGCAGGCTCTTCATGAAACTTTCAGCATGCATAGAAGTCCTGAAATGGCGAAAGCCCTTTCCACATGGGTAAGGAACATGAAACACAGCACCGCGGAGTTTAATGTAAGAAAATTGCGAAAGATGAGGAAGGAGACGACGGATCCTGATAGAAGATGGGAAATTGAGTTTGAATTGGCAGGATGGGATGATGACATGCGTGCGATAGGGGTGCAGTCAAATATTGATGACGTAATTTATGGAAAATGGTATGATCAGAGTAAAAGTTTTATACGTCCTCTTGTGGAGGATCTTCCAAGGCAGTATCCTACAAAACAAATGAAGTTTTTAAACCCCGAAACACAGAAAATGGAAAAGATTAAATTTAGCGGAATGAACGAAGGCGGAATAGTCAACGGCTATGCCGGAGGCGGGCTGATCAAGAAGCTTCTGGGTGAGAGCCTTGGAATGATGTCAAGAAGAAAATTCATGAAGGGCGTAGGAGCGACGGCCGCCGCCGCGGCGATTCCAAAATCGGCAATGAAACTTGCGGCACCAGCCGCGAAGAAAGCGGCACTGTCATTTGCCCCACCGTGGGTGAACGGAATGCTTTCAGCATTGAAGGATGTTCCTATAACCGCGAAAACCGTGTTCAGGATGGGCAATAACTCTCAAGTTCAAAAGCTTGGTTCTAAGAAAATCAAGTTGTACGGGGGAGAGACGGGAACGGAAAGCCATTACAGGATAAAGACGAGCGATCAGGTGAAGGCCGAGGAGTTGGTTCCTAAATCAAAGGGCGGCGATGAATGGTGGGACGACGTGGTCTTGACGGAGGAACCGGGTCAGACAACCATAACATGGAAGAACAAGGCTTACGACCACGGCAACGACCAGCACGTGGTGATTGACAAGATCAACAAGGAGACGAGGTTCGTTGATGATAACTGGCACATGGAGGCCGGCGGAGAGGACATAGCGAAGGATGACTGGATTGAATACCCTTTTACTACAAATAAGTCACAGCTTGAGAGAGAACTAGGCATATTGAAAGGTGATGCGGATGATATGATGGTTGATTACGCATCTGTTGATGGCATGGACAATTCGTATTCAAACATATTTGAGAGTTTCGTTGACTCGTTCTCACCTTCTGGTAATGTGTTCGGAACGGTGGGGAAGATGAAGAACATGCTCAGCAAGTCATCAATAACAAAAAAATATAAAAAAGAGATTGATCAGATGCAAAAAACCATTGATGAGGACGCTATGATGAAATGGGAAGATCAGTTCCGTGGAGGAAAAGGCATACACGGATACTACCGCGGCGGAACGAGCATGCGTGATTATAAACCTCAAGTAGATGAAAGTAGACGCACGATTAAACTTAAAAATATGAGTGATGTGGAAGCATTGGCGAGAATGATGTATGCTGAAAGTTCACCTGGTGGTGGGGGTAATTTTAGAGATGCACAAGCAATTGGACATGTAATTCAAAATAGAGCTAGTTATAAAGGACCTGATACCACTTATGGCTTGCAGGGATATGAAAATTATTCTCCAATAAAAAGAGTTATTGCTGGACAAGGTCAATTCACTCCTTTCCGTAGCGAAAAGAATCTTAATTTTTGGGATTTTGATATGACGGAAAAACATCCATATTATCAATACGCTGCAGAAATTTTGAGGGGTAATGTAGAAGATTTTACTGGTGGGGCAACAATGTTTGATAAAGATCCTAATAAATACAATAGAATAGTAGGACCCCCTGGAAGGGGTTACACGGAATCTATTGATGACCCTTATTGGAATTATTCTCCTTCTCAATTTGAACATGGAGGCCCACATTCCTTTTGGGGCATAACACCCAGAATGAACAAAGGCGGCATGGCGGAAAAATTCAGCGTCGACGACGCTGTGGCAATGATAAGGGCAAACCCGCAGAGCTTTGCGGGAGGAGGAATAGTGATGAAATTCGCACCGAAGGTTCTAGGAAAGTTGACTCAGTACGCAACAAGAGCAAGGCCGGCAAAGGCAAGGATGTATAAACCGCCAAAAGGTCCTTACACATTAACGGATGAGAGTGGTGTTAGAATATTGGATAGGGATTTTCAAACACTTGAGGGTGCACAACTTGCTTTAGACGACCTTGCAAAACTAAGAACACAGGACGCCTCAACGTTTAAGATATTTGGAAAACGACCACCCAAGACAAAAGAAGGTGTAAGTGAACCTGCGCCGGAAGTGGATCTTGGAATGGTGGGTAAAAAAATTAAAATAGCAAAAGGAACAAAATACGGGGATCCGGATCAGCCAGGAGCCATATTCTGGGGCTCAAGGGAAAAGATCATCGCTTCCCCGCAGGAGGGCATGACGGGCCAGCAGTGGCTTGACTATCTGATGGGGATGAAACCCCAAGCGGTGTTTAAGGAAGCGGAAACCAATCTTAGAATGGTGATGGCGGAAGGAAAAGGTATTAGAGAAAATTTTGGCGGATTGATGAAAATGCACAGGGGGAACAGCTCCCACCCTGACGTTATTGCCGCAAGTAAATTACTTCAGGCACATAAATTAAAGGTTAAGCAGGCGAATGACACCCTTGCAAGATTGAAACTGGAACAGCGTGCGTCAGCAGGCGTGACGGATGAAACGCGAAGGGTAAGTCAGGAACTTCCTGCCATCAGGCATGAGGAACTGAATGACACCTCACTCGCGCCGTTATTATCACAGTACAAGAACAAGATCATACCCAAAAAGGTACTCGCGGACGCGTTTGACAGGATTGCGCCGAAGATGGACGTAGAGGTTGCCGGACGAGAGATTGGAGGGGAAATGATGGAAAAACTTTCAAAAAGCCTCGCCAAAATCGACCCACAGGCATACCGTGACCAAAAACAGGCTGGATTCTTCAGGCTCCTGAAATCAGCGGAGGAACAGCTTAACCGCGGATTGAAGGAAGGCGCGGAACCTTTCTTCAGGACAGAGGCGGATTCAATACTTAAGAGCGTTGACAATTACATATTTGACAACTACGGCGTCGCTAACGCACTCGATGCCGGCGTTCCGAAGAACTTTCCGTTTGACATGAAAAAGATGGTTGCGCAGCTTTCCAGTGCCGCAGGAAAGAGAACGGCCGGGCTGAAGGAATACGCAGGAAAGCCCCAGTTTGCAGGAACGCAGACACTGGGTGGAGGCGAGAACCCACGCGAGCTCCTCTTCAGGTACACCCCCGGAAGCATGCGGAAGGGCGAGCCTGTTTACAAATATGCGCATGACTTTAGAATGCCTGATAAGGCAGGGGAAAATGCCTTCGTTCACATGCGAATGACCGACAGGACGGATGAGTTAGGAAACAGGATCCTCTTCATAGAGGAAATACAGTCAGACATGCACCAGCCAATCAACGCGGCGAAGAGGGTGGCTAGTAAGGCTTTACAGAGAGGGGAAACGGTTAATCCACAAACACTGATGCACTCACGCTATGCTCCACGCGGAGACGTTCCGCTTCCCGTGAGTGCATCGGATAAGGTAAATGAGGAACAGTTCAAGTTGATTGTTGCCAAGATTGATGACTTGGCGTCACAGCCGCAGACGGTGGCAACTCAAAAACGAATAGCGAAGCTTAACAGGGAAAGAACAAGGATAAGAAAAATAATTGACGAGAGCAAGAAAAAGGCCACTCCGGCGACAACCAAGATTCCGCAGGGACCGTACAGCAAGACGGAGGACTACAATGAGTTTGTCATCAAGTACGCGACGAAGATGGCGCAGGAAGGGGGATATGACGGCGTTGCCGTTGCGACGTCCGCAATCAAGAACAGGGGACTTCGGCCAACGGATCAAAGTTTCCACGGAAACCTTGTAGCGTACGGACCAATGGTAAAGGACGCCTTGAGAAAAGTTTCAAAGAAAAGTGGTGCAAAAATTATAGAAACGTCTATAATAGACGATAAAGGTGTAGGCTGGAAAGTTCCGATGATTTACTTGAAGGGAAATAACGAGGCGTTGTTTAAAATTTCGAAAGGACTTCCGGCGTACAGGAGAGGGGGAATAGCCGCACATGGCAGACAATAGAAAAAATAACATAGACAAGGCGTTAGAGGCGCTGACGGGGGCTTTGGACATAGAGCCAGCCGGCGAAGAGGTGCAACTGGAACTGGATAAAAGTGTTAAGTTTGATCCGGACATTGAATTGATGGAAAATGAGGATGGAAGTGCAGACGTTAATTTTGATCCCAACGCGCCAATAGACACAGCAAATATTCCGCATGATGCGAATCTGGCGGACTATATTGAAGATAATGAGTTAGGTAGGTTGTCAAACGACCTGCTTGCAGGATTCGAATCGGATAAGGATTCAAGGAAGGACTGGGAGGAATCCTATGTCAAAGGCCTTGATATGATGGGCTTCAAGTATGAAGACCGTACCCAACCGTTCGAAGGAGCGTCCGGGGTCGTTCACCCCTTACTCGCTGAATCTGTTACACAGTTTCAAGCCCAAGCGTATAAGGAACTTCTCCCCCCAAGCGGCCCCGTTCGTACCCAAGTTGTAGGACTCTCGACACCTGAAGTTCAAGATCAGGCGAAGAGGGTGCAGCAATTCATGAACTATCAGATTACTGATGTCATGCGTGAGTACGATCCGGACATGGACCAACTGCTGTTTTATCTTCCACTTTCAGGATCGGCGTTCAAGAAAGTATATTATGATGGATTATTAAAACGTGCGGTGGCAAAGTTCATTACCAGTGAGGATTTGGTAATCAACTACATGGCAACGGATCTGGAAAGTGCAGATAGAATAACGCATGTCATAAAGACAAACGGAAATGATGTAAGAAAGCAGCAACTGGGTGGATTCTACCGTGACGTGGAACTTCCAACAGGACAGACGGAGTCATCCGATACTGTTGATAAGGTTGATGAATTGCATGGTGTTGAAAAGAATTATTCATCCGATGATGACGAGCATGTCATACTGGAGATGCATGTTAATGCCGACATCCCCGGATTTGAGGACACGTCCGGCGTAAAGCTTCCCTACATAGTTTCAATAGACCAATTTTCAAGGACGGTTCTTTCCATAAGAAGAAACTGGAAACAGAATGATCCAAACTTTGTAAAGAACCACTATTTTGTACACTACAAGTTCCTCCCAGGACTGGGCTTTTACGGCTTTGGTCTAATACATATGCTAGGTGGATTGTCAAGAACTGCAACAAGTGTTTTGCGGCAGTTAATTGATGCAGGTACTCTTGCCAATCTGCCAGCAGGTTTCAAGGCACGA